GAAAGGTGCGCAGGAAAGAAAGGGCTTCGACATAATGGCCGATGAAGTAGCAGTAGCAGAAAACCCAAACGCAGCGTCAGACGCCGGCGTTACCGATAGCGCGCCGCCAAGTGCGGCCGATGCGGTGGCAAACGCTCTTGAGGCGGTCAAGACGAAGACAGAGCGGGCAAACGACAAGCTGAAAGGCGAGACGGACGCGCCTAACACATCCAAGGGACCATCAACGCCGGAGGCTGGGGAAGCCGATGAAGCTGCCGCTAAACGTTCTGAAGCTGCAAAAAAGGGCGCTGAGACAAAGCGCAAGAATGCTGAAGCGGCGAAAGAGGCCGAAGCCGCTGAGGCCGCCAAGGCATCTGAGGACCGAGTAAAAGAGGCAGAAGCGCGGGCCGCTAAAGCGGAAAAGGCTGCTGAGAAAGCCGCCGCTAAGGCAGAATCTCAACAGCCTGACGCACCCGTGCAGGCCTCAGAAGGTGAGTCGACATATACACCGCCGAAAGAGTGGTCACAAGAAGCTAAGGACGATTGGGCCAACACGCCGCAAAGCGTGCAGGACCAGGTTAGCCGGATGCAGGGCGAGTTTGAGAACGGCTATGCCAAGCATAAGGAAAGCGCGGACAAGTGGTCGCGTGTTGAGCCTTACGAGCAGCTGGCGGCGCAATTCAAGGCAGACCTGCCCACGGTGCTTGAAGACTATAAGAACATGTCAGAGATGATGCGCAAGAACCCGATTGAGGGCATCAACTATCTTGCCGGCCGCCACGGGCTGAGCCTGACGCAGCTTGCAGAGCAGGTGCTTGAGCGCCAAGGCAGCGAGTCCTTCAAGGCGCTGGAAGCCAATTACCAGAAGCTGCACAATTACGCGAAGCAGCTCGAGGCTCGGGTTAAGCAGATTGACGACAAGCAATTGACCGACAATCGCAATTACATCGACACTGTGCGCATTAAACACCGCGACAATTGGGATGCTATTGAAGCGGACGTACAATTCATGTTACAGAATCATCAAGGGCTGGGAAATACGCCGAATGAGCGCTTAGATAACGCGGTTCGAAAGGCGTATGCTCTGAATGGGCTAACATTCCCGGGCTCTGAAGAAGTTTCTAAGGCGAGCGCTGAAACCGTGGCTGAAGAAAAGGCTGAGAGTGCTGAAACCACCAAGGCTACAACTAGCGCAGGTTCTCAATCCGGCACTGTGCCGAAGACTGAAGGCCCTGCTGGTTCGGCTGACGAGGCGGTGAAGCGAGCTTTTTCCAAAATCCGACGCCGGTAACTTAACCGGAGCGATCTAAATGACACAGATTGTTAGCCGCACAGATTTGCAAGAGGCCTTGTCCCTTGCACTGGCGGAGCGCTCACCGGCTTACGTAGACCTGGTGAGCAATTCCAACGCAATTCTCTACATGATGAAAGAGAAAGGCGGCTGGAAAACGTATAGCGGGCCTGAAATCCGCGAACGTCTTCTGTGGGCAGAGAGTGGCACGTTTACGCGCTACACTGGCCTGCAATACCTCAACCCGAAACGTAAAGAAATCTTCTCCGATGCGGTCTATGACCCGAAACAGTCGGCGGTTTCTGTTGTGCTGGCAGGTAATGACCTGCTGGATAACTCGGGCGAAAACCAGATTCTCGACATCATGGCGGAAAAAATCACCGCCGCGGAAAACGAGATTATGGACCGTGTGGTTGAAGACATTCACTCGGACGGCACCGAAACCAACCAGATTGGCGGACTGCAAGTCGCACTTCCGACAACCGTTAACAGCGGTACGTATGGCGGCATTGACCGTTCTGCAAATGCGATCTGGCAAACGTCAACCTATGACATTGATACGGATTTCACCGGCATCACGCAGTTTACCTCTGCGACGGCGCAAGAGATCTACCGTACCGTTGTCATCCAGCGTTCGCGCAACAAGCGCGGGCCTAACTGCATCGCGGCGGCTGAGGAGCATTTCAGCGCTTATTCTGCGGCGCTCGAAGAGATTCAGCGCATCCAGAACGAGAACAGCCTCGGTAAGCTGGGCTTTGCTAACCTGCAATTCCACGGCGCGGGTAAAACTATCCCTGTCATGCTCGAGGGCGGAATCGGCACGGCTATGCCGTCTGATGTCTCCTACATGCTTGATATGGACGGTATCCGCATGCGCTATCACCCAGACCGGAACTTCTCTGAGTTTGGCGGAATGCAAACGCCGGTCAACCAGGACGCCGTTGTTCAACACATCGGTTTCTATGGTAACTTGACCATGTTCAACCCGCTTCACCAAGCGAAGATTTACGACTCCGACACTGGATCGTAAGGCTTAGACAAAGGAAAGGATAAGCTAATGTCAGTAGGACAAAACGCACTTGCGACCGCCTTTGACGACGGTGATACCGTTGCGCAATTTGCGCTCGGTACACGGATGAAGGGTGCGGGAGATCGTGAGTACGTCTATGTGCAGGCAGACGGAGCCATTGCGGCGACCGATTTCGTCATTCTTGACGATGCCTGGCAGGCGGACCAACTGGACACAACCAATTCAGCGGCCAAGCTCGGCCAGCTCTGCGGCGTCTCTGAGGGCGCTCTTGCGGATGATGAATACGGTTGGATTCAGATTTTCGGCACTTGTGAAGGCAATGTCGGCACAGGCACAGCAGAAGGTGATGTTGTTAACTCAACAGGCACAGCTGGCCGCGTCGATGATGACGCCACGACAGGCGCTGAAACGCTGGAAGGTGTTCACGTCACCGAAACTGCGGCTTCCAACGTGGCAACTGTCACGCTGAGTTACCCGCGGATTCTCGCAACACTTTAATTGATCGGGGCGGGCTTAGGTCCGCCCCCTTCCCTCTTAACTTAATGGAGCTTCAAACATGGCAGATTACGACGAGCTTTACGCCCACCTGGACATTTCCTTCTTCATGGGGACCAAGTTTAACCGGCGCAAGACGGAAGAGGCGCGCAAGGGCGATCCGATGGCCGCTGAGGTCTTTGATGACGTTGAAATGATCCGAATCCGCTTTCCGGGCGGTCGCGACAGCATGGACGCGCCAGCACACTCGCCATGTACGCAGGCTAAGGAAGGCTCGCAAATGGGCGGGTTTATCACCTATGCCGAGAAGTATCACAGGCATTATGACCACTGGAAGGAACACGGCGGCGCCCAGCTTGTTATGGGCACACCGATTGAGAAGGCGCCATTCCTGACCAAGGGCGAGATTGAAAGCCTCAAATCGCTGAAAATCCTGTCTATCGAGCAATTGGCTGCGGCGGACAACAAAGCCGCCAAGCGCATTGGGCCGCACGCTCATGACCGGATCGAGAAGGCACAAGACTTCGTTGCATCCCAGACCGACAAGACAGACCTCTTGTCTGAAATGGACGAGCTGAAGCGCCAGATTGCGGCGCTGAAGGGCGAGAAAGCCACTGCGGGCGATGACGATAATGTCACGGTGCGTAGCGAGCCGACAGGTGCCGCAGACAAGTTTGACGGTATGGACAAGGCACAATTGCGCGAATGGATCAAATCCAATAGCGGCGTTGCGGTCAAAGGCCAGCCTAGCGAAGACACATTGCGCAGAATGGCGCGGGACCTGGTTAGCGAGGCGGCTTAATGGCGACCATCCTTGAAATAGGCGAAGAGGCAGCCCTAAAGCTGGGAATTGACCAGCCAACGGAGCTGTTTGGCGCGACCAATCGCGAGGATAAAGAGCTATTCCTCGCGATAAAGGAAGCGGCTGAAGACCTATTGCAGGGCCATGAGTGGCAATTGCTGCGGACAATCAACACCATTACGGGCGACGGTTCGGACCTCGACTTCGCCCTGCCGTCCGACTTTGACCGGCTGGTAACTGATCCGCAGATGTACACAAGCGAGTTTGAAACCGCTTTGACGTTTGTGCCGGAGGCTGACGACTGGCTGCGCTATGAGGTGCAGTCCTATGATTTCGTTATCAATGTCTGGACGATCTACCAGGACCAGATCCACACAAAGCCCGCCTTGGGCAGCGGCGTTACGGCTAAGCATTGGTATGTGAGCAACCTCATTTTCAATGACATTAGCGCGGGCTCTACGTCGGCAACGATTACGGCCGATGATGACACTTTCCGGCTTGATGACGTGGCGCTGCGCTTAGGTGCGATCTACAAGTTTCGCCAGAACAAAGGCCAGCCTTACGCTGAAGAGATGGCCGATTATGAAAAGCGCAAGGCGCTGCTTGTTTACAGAGACGGAGGAAAGCCGGTTATTCGTTCGCGGCCTGCTATCGGGCGGGGTGTTAAGCTCTCTTACCCGGAAGCTGTAAGCAATGCGTAGAGCTCTAATGCAAACGGCGGGGCGCCGGCCAATTTCGCAAGGCGCGCTGCAAACCCGGACATGGGCAAGTGAAGTCCCTGCACCTAGTGCGGGGCTTATTACCAATCTGAACCTCGCTGACATGCCGCGCCTGTTGCCTAATTCGGCAACCAAGCTGCACAATTACATTCCGACACGCCAAGGGGCAAAGGTGCGGGCTGGAAATGCCAAGTATGCGCAGCTTGGCGCGACGTGTAAGGCCATGTGGTCCTATCAAAGCGGCGCGAGCGAAAAGCTGTTCGCAGCCAATGACAGCGCGATCTACGACATTACGACGGTTGCAGACCCGGACGTGACGCCAACGGCGGCGGTTGGCAGCCTGACCAGCGGCGAATGGTCGTTTGTGCAGGTCGAGACAACGGGCGGGGATTTCCTTGTTGGTGTGAATGGCGCCGATGCGCCGCGCGAGTTTGACGGCACCACATGGTCAACCAGCTCGCTCACTGATGGCAGCGGGTTGCTCACCTTTGCAGACCTGACGCATGTATGGGTGTTCAAGGGGCGCGTCTTCTTCATTGAAGGCGACTCCATGCGGGCGTGGTATCTGTCGACCGGCACCAAGTCGGGCGCGCTGACCAGCATTAGCTTTGCGGGACTGTTCCAAAAGGGCGGCTCACTCTTCATGGGCGGCACATGGTCGCTCGATGCCGGCGACGGTGTTGACGATAAATGCGTCTTTATATCGGACCAGGGCGAGGTTGCGATCTATGAGGGCACAGACCCTGCAAGTGACTGGCGCTCGGTCGGCCGCTATGACATTGCGCCGCCACTTGGCAAGAATGCATGGATGAAAGCGGGCGGCGATCTGGTTATTGCAACTGAGGATGGCCTGGTGCCTATCAGTCAGGCAATCAGCAAGGACCGGGAGGCGCTCAAGCTGGTGGCAATCTCTGACCGGATTGAACAGACATGGCTGGACGAGGTCCAAGAGCGATCAGGCAACCCGTGGTCAATCATTCGCTGGGACCGCAAAAACATTGCCTATGTCTGCACGCCTTCGCCTGGTGCGACCAGCGACGATCAAGGGCTAGTGGTGCATCAGCTGACGGGCGCGTGGGCAACCAACAGCATGGATATGTGGTGCGGCGTGGTGCTTAATGGCGTGTGCTATTGGGGTGACGGCGACGGCAACATTTACGAGGCGGAAAACGGCGGCTCGGACAATGGCTCAAACTATACCTGTGATTATGTCGGACCGTTCATGAACCCTACGGGCGGTACAGCGGTCAACACGGCGCAATGGTTCCGGGCGACGTTCCGGGCGAACAATAACTTTGTGCCCAAGGTCACAGTAGAGACTGATTACCTGATCGACATTGAGGCGGCACCAGACAGCCCTAGCAATGTTGCAACAGACGTTTGGGATAGCGGGCTGTGGGATACAGCCACATGGGACGCGGCGGGCTCTGCAACGGTGCGGATTCGCTGGCGCTCGGTGACGGGGGAAGGCGACACGTTAGCGCCTCGCATTCTGATGACGTTTGGTGTAACATTCCCGCCAGACGCAGAGATCGTTAAGTGTCAAATGCGGGGTTACAAAGGGGCTGATGTGATCTGATGCAATTGATTTATGGGCAAGATGAAGCGGTTTGTCGGTTTGTGAATGACCGCATTGACGAGACGTTCACCCCCAAGTCTTGCGCTGCGGTTGGTGTAATCAATTCTGACGGCGCTTTAGTGGCTGGCTGGGTCTGGCACAATTACAACCCGGACTGCGGAACGCTGGAATTTAGCGGCGCATCGATCACGGCAAAGTGGATGACGCGGGCCATTCTGCAAGAATTATTCGCATACGCTTTCGCTAACGTGCAAATGGTTGTAACGAGAAACGGGGCTGATAACACTCGGCTTCATAGGCAGTTAGCCGCTTTTGGGTTTCGGCGGTATGACATAGAGCGGCTTTTCGGCCGGGATTCTGACGGTGTGGTCTGGACGCTCACCGATGATGACTGGAAAGCTAGCCGCTTTTACATAGGGGCCGTTAATGGGCAAGAAATCCGATCCTCCCGCGCCGCCTGATCCGCAGGAAACCGCTGCGGCGCAGACAGGGCAGAACGTAGGGACCTCCATTGCCAATACAATGATGGGGCAGGTTGACCAGGTCGGGCCGGATGGCTCCATGACCTATGACCAGACGGGCTCTTTCCAGTGGCAGGACCCAAATAGCGGCAGGGTTTACACGATCCCGCGCTTTACGGCGACAACGACGCTTAGCGAGGATGCGCAACAGCTGCGCGATCTGGACAACCAATCGAACATAGCGCTTGGGCAATTGGGCCTGAATGCTGCTGAGCGCGCGGATACGTGGCTTGGCGAAGACTTTAGCCTTGATGGCGTGACGCCTCGGGCAGACAGAACGGGCATGGGGCCTGTAGAGTACGGCAGCGGTCCTGATGCGCCTTCGCTGATGGGTGATAATAGGTCGCTGCCTACTCTAACGGACCTGCAAACAGGCTATGAAAGCGATTTCGGCGCCAAGCAGCAAGAAATGGAAAACATGCTGTTTGACCGCCTTAACGAGCAAGGCGACAGGGATCTGGAATCGCTGCGGTCACGGCTGCGGGACCAAGGTGTTATTGAAGGCTCTGAAATGTACAGCCGCGCGATGGAAGACCACAACCGCAACATGGATGACCGCCGCCTCGGCGCCATGAGTGCGGGTCTGGACTTTACAGAGCGTATGACGGGCATGTCTCGGGACGAAGCGGCGTTTGGTAATGCAGCGACGACGGGCAACAATGCTATTCGACAGCTGCTGTTTGGCATGGGATCTGATCAGATCGCCTATAACAACAACATTGAGCAGCAAGGTTTCGGTAACGAAATGGCGCTGACTGACCGCGCTGACCGCAACGCCAATGCAAACTTCAACGAAGCGCGCATTCTGGCTGATGACCAGGACCGCGCACGGGCAAGTGAGCTGGACGAGCAAGCATGGTTGCGCTCGAGGCCGATTAACGAGATTGCGGCACTCATGTCTGGTTCGCAGGTGGCAACGCCTAACTTCGCAATGGCGCAGCCTTACGCGATGCCAACGACAGACATAGCGGGCATCACGCAACAGGGCTATAATAACGAGCTTGGCGCATGGAATGCACGCAACCAGCGTGACCAGGCAATGATGGGCGGCTTGTTCGGGCTGGGTGGGGCGGCGCTTGGTTCGCCTTGGCTCATGGGCGGAGGCGGATAAATGAACCGGCACACGGGCGGATATAGCGGTTACCGGGGCTATGGCGACAAAGACGACGAGCTAGCGCGCCTGATGGCAAAGGAGGCGGCAGCCGGCGGCGGCATGCCTGCGGGACCAGGTGCGCCCAATTACGACGCTATGGACCGCGACTCTGCCTACTACCAAAGTATGCTGTCACAGGGCATGGATTACAGCCCTACCAACTTTACGGGCGGTCTGGCCCGCTTGGCGAACGCTTTCGTAGGGCGCCAGGGCCTTAACCGTGTCGAGGAGCGCGAGACTGAGGCGCAGGAATTTGAGGCGGCCGCAGCGCAGGCGGAAAAAGACAAGTTTGCAGACATGGCTGCGGCGATGGCTGGTCCTGGTGCTGACCCGCAAATGCTGGCAATGGCGCAAATGTTCCCTGAAGAGTTTGCGAAGTCTCGGTTTAGTATGCAGGAAGAGGCCGCCAAGCCGCAAGATCCGTTTACGCTGAGCGCTGGCGAAACACGTTACGGGGCGGACGGCGAGGTTATTGCGGCCGGGCCTGAGAAGGCGCAAGAGCGCTGGGAGCCTGTCGCGGCACCTGAAGGCATGCCTGGCATGTATGAGCGCAGCACCCTGACGGGCAAGACGCGCCGCGTTGCTTCGCCGCCGCGTGCGGGCATCAAGGTCAACGCTGATGGCTCGGTTGAGATTGGCGGACCTGCGCAGCAAGCTTCTGAGTTGCTAGATCCGCCGCAAACCAAGGGTAAGGACGCCGCTTTAGTGTTCGACTCTGACGGGTTTGCGCGCGTCTCGCCTAATGCCCAGCAAAAGGGCCTGAACGCGTCGGCGCTGAAGTTTAACGACCTGAAGGCCAAAAATGATCTGGTGTCTGATGAAATTAAGCGGGCGCTTGATCACTTTACGATAGTAGACCCTGAAACGGGTGTGCGGTCTGTCGATCCTGACCAAAAGTCGGTAGGCATCTGGGCTGCATCGGCTGACATTCCGATTCTTGGAGATTCGCTTCCAGCGGGCACAATGGAAAGCTATATAACGACCATTCAAGCAAATGTTGGCTTTGATGAGCTGCAAGCCATGCGCGAAGCCTCACCAACGGGCGGCGCATTGGGGCAGGTATCTGAGCGCGAGATTGCATTCTTGCAAGCCTTGCTTGGCGACATCAAGCAAAGCCGCAACCCAGAAATCCTGATGTATAACCTTGAGCGCCTTGATACGTTCATGGCGGGCCGTCAGCAACGGTTCCAAGACGCATTTGAGGCTGATTACCCAGCTGCGGGCGAATACGTTAACCGGCGCGAAGGGGCGCGCACGGAAGTAGAGGATTTGCTAAGCCTTTATCTGGACGAGGAATAAATGCCGCCAGAAAAGAAAAAGCCGACCCGTGAGGAACTGGAAGAAGGTTTGCGCCGCGCACATGATGCGGGCGAGGCTGAACACGCGCGCCGCTTTGCGCAGGCGATTCGTGACGGCGATTACGCTGAGGCGCCGGGCATAAACGTTACGCCTGCCCAGCCTGACAACCCTGCCGCCCGCACGGGCGAGGTGTTGCAACAGGCAGACCAGTTTGTTGACGAGACGCAGCGGATAGAGGGGCGCGCGATGCAGCGCGATCTAGACCGCGCGGGCTCACCTATGCAGGTGGCGCGTGATCCGCAGACTGGCGAGCCTTACCAGCGGGCGCCTTTGGCAGACCCTATGGTTGCGCGTCCACCGGGGTTTGATCAGCTACAGGATAGCTCGGCGCTGGATTTTGGGGCTGCGACGGCGCAAGGTAGCACAATGGGCGCAGGGGGCGAGCTTGCTGGCCTGATGAATCCAGATCTCCCGTTTGCCAAAGAGGGCTTTGACGACGCCGTAGGGCGCGCATACGAGGACAATCCGGCGCTTGCAATGGCGTTAGAGATGGGCGGTGCGGTGCCTAATCTTATGCTTGCCGGCGCTATGGGCATGGGGCCGCGAACAATTGGCACGGTTGAGGGCGGCGCATACTTGTTTAACGAGCCTGCTATCGGTGACGAAAGCCTTGGTAACCGCGCTCTTAACGCTGCGGGCGGCGCTACTCTTGGGCGGCTCATGGGCGGCATTGGTGCAGGCGGCAAGAACCAGCTTGACCGGCAAATAAACACTTGGTCCGGCGTCGACACAATCCAGCGTGTCGCTGACGAGGATTTCGGTATCACCCTTACTGAAGGACAGATTAAGGGTGACCCCAGCTTGCGCGCACTGGAAGACAGCGCCAAGAAAGGCTCGCTTGGCTCTGAAAGCGCCAATCGTGCTGGCCGCGAGTCCTTCCAGGCGCAGAACGAGGCGGCGACACGGGCCGCGCGGGCTTTGGGCGGCGACACGTTCACAGAGGCCAACCAAGCCGCAGAAGCGGCGGCGCGGGGTATTCGCTCGCGCATCGATCAACGCCGCGGCGAGATTACGGAAGCCTATGACCGCGCGGCATCTTATGGCGCCGAGATGTCTGAAGAGGGCGTTAGCGGCTTGCCTAATGCGGTTGTGTCGCGGCTCGAGCAACGCGATGTCGATTTGCTTGCCAATGTTGAAGAGGGCGTAACAGATGCGTCCCTGTTCCCAGCGCTCAAGTCTGCAATGGCGTCTGTGCGGCGCATGTCAGAGCGCGCGAGCGAGCGTGGCGGGCCGCTGGCATTCCAAGCGATTGAAGACGAGCGCAAGCGGATTAACCAGCTTATCAACAGCGCCAAGAATCCAGAAGACAAAGCGGCGGTTGTCAGGCTCAAGAAAGCCTATGACCGCGCGATAGATGACGCTGTGGACAACGCTTTGTTTAGTGGCAATGGCGAATTTATCGTTGCCTATCGCGAGGCGCGCGAGCTGAATGCCAAGTTCCAGCGCGAGTGGGGCGCTAACAAGGTGTTTGAGCGTATTGTTGAGCGTGAGGCACGGCCGGAAGAGGTGATTAATTTTGTGTTGGGCGGCTCGCGAGTGGCCGGCGACAAGAATTACGACGTGCTGCTACAGCTCAAGGGCGCTTTGGAGGATGACCCGGAAGCATGGCAAGCCCTGCAAGAGGCATACGTTAAAAAGACGTTCAACCAGCTCCCCAAGGACTTTGGGCCGCAGCGCACGTTGCAATTGCTGGATGAAATGCTTGTGGGTCGCAACAAGTCATTCTCACAGATCCTGTTTGATGATGACCAGTACCAGCAAATGCGCCGTTTCCGGTCTGTAGTTGAAAGCATGGTGCCACCAGACGGCTCTATCAACTACTCAAATAGCGGCGTCATGTTGCAGCGTATGCGCACAAGCGCTAACGACATGATGACGGGCCTGCACGCAACGCCAGGTGTGCGCGCTATGGGCCGTACAATTATGGGCGTTCTGGACAAGTTCGGCGTTGAAACGCAGGGGCGCCGCGTCAAGCGTCAGCTCAACCCGCCGCGCGGGCTTGATACGCGCCGGATTGAGGAAGGTTTTCCAGAACAGCGCTTTATTCCGTCTGCTGACCAGCTTCCCGGCGCGGGTGCTGGGGCTGCGCGTCAACCACGCTCACTGCAAGAGGGCATCGAGCAAGCGTCACGCGGCGAGCCGACGACGACAGGGCCTAGCTCTATGGCAGAGGCTATGAACGGGCCGCAGCAAGCCGCGCCGCAACGGCCGGTGTTTGGGCGGCGCGCGCCTGAGCCGGAAGCGCCGCGAGGCACGCCACCAAACGAGCCTGAAAGTCTCGCGCTTGCCGTCGACCGCATGGATGCAGATTCGCCCGAAGCGCTGGTGCGCTCTCTTCAGGCGGACGGTTGGGACATTGCGGACGTTAACGACTTAAACCGCGCGCTGGATAACGAGCGCATGGGTGTTAAGACGTATCGGCCCGGAGAGGCCGAAGAATACGAGGCGGCGCTTGATGCAATGTTAAACGCTGATGACCCTGTGCAGAATGGCTTGCCGGCGTTCAACCGAAACAAGCCCGGCGTAACGCCTGACGTGCCGCCACCAGGATCTAAAGGCAGCGGCATCCAGATGCAGCTTCAGGACGGGCGGCCGACAACGATTGGCAAGATTTACGAGCTGGCTACGTCGATCAACCCGGAAACCAATCAGCCTTGGACGCGCGCTGAGATTGCTGACGAGATGATGATCAGCAAAAACCAAGTCTCTGTGACGTACCACAAGCTGCGCAAGGCGGGTTACTCTGTTGACGTGGTACCCAGCGTTAGCGCCGTGGGCGCCCGCGGCGAAAAAGGCCAGATGATGCTGGCCCTTAAGCGGCAGGGCCTGTCAAATGCCGAAATCGCCAACCGTGTGAACATGATTTACGGCAAGGACGCTGTACACGGCGGGCGAGACACGACCGCGGCAGCTGTGGGCGTCACCCTCTCCAAGCTGCGAACCAAGATGCGCGGCAATAATGAGGTTGTAGATTTCGGAATGGGCCTTGCGCTGCCGACAGCGGCTGCCAGCATGATGCTAACTGAAGGTGAACAATCTGAAGAAGAAATCATGAACCTTTTGGGAACAGATGAAGAAAAGCGCGCCGCAATGGCCCGCGCGATGCTGGGGGGCTACTAATGGGACCGGATCGAGCTCGCGAAATGGCGGCAGCAATGCAGATGCACATTGACGAGCGCAAGGCGCAGGCTGGAACGCTGGCGAACCAGGGCGGGGCGCTGATGGAAGCGGCCATGATGGGCGCAGGCGAGGCGTATAACGGCCTGTCACTGCCTGCGCGCCCGTTTGATGCGATTACGGCGGAAGGTATGCCGCAAGGCGGTCCTGGTGCGGCGCTCGAACAGGAAATGCTTATGGCGCGCAATCCGGGCCTTGGCATGGAGGCGGCGCCAACTATGGGCATGTCGCCAGAGGAGTTAGGGATCGGGCCTAGTCCTGAGTGGCTGGCGCAGGCCGATGCAGGGCTTGACCAGCTAGGCGAGGGCATCAATGAGCGGGCATTTCAAGCGGCAATGAAAAAAGTGGCTTTGAAGGCGAAGCGCCAGCAAATGATGGACGAGTTCGACACGCCGGAAGCCGAAGCAGAGCGCAACCGCTTGGCGCGTGAGCATTGGGCGAAGCGTAACGCCTCATAAAAAAGACCGCCGCAGGTGGGTTTGCGGCGGTCAAGTTTTCACGAAAGGCTCTACATGAGCCGCGTTCTACCTATCAAATGTCATTTGCTGCGACAAGGTGCAACCTTGGGCGGTTGCCTCGCATGCCGCCGCCCTGTGGGGCTTTACGCTTGGCGGGCGTCTTGCGCTTGCGTGCCTTGACGGCCTTCTCGTATGCCGCGTCGTTGCGGGCCTGAATGCGCACGGTGACTGCGGTGACGAGAGTGCGATTCCCATTTGGGCGATTGGCAGGTCAGACTTGCGCAGGTTGGCGATTTCGCGCTCTGCGTTAATCTTGTCCATCATCGGCGCTTTGCGCTTGGCGTCATATTGCACAACGTCGGCGCGGCGCGTTTGGGGGCAGAGGCAGTCACGGGTTGGGAGCAGGATGCTATCGAGCGTGTAAACCGCAGTGTTATAGCGATCGGTTGCCTCTGAAATCTGCTTGCCTTTCTGTGCCTGGTCATAGGTGACGACTGCATTAACCTGCAAGGCGCTGCCAATGACCATGAAACCCAGAAGCAGGACAAAGCCCGGAATCATGAGTTTCCAGCCCGCGCGCGCCCATACAGGGGCAAACGCAACCGGCACCATGTCGAGGGTGAAGGCAAGGATGCCGGCGAATACAGCGGCGGCGAGTGCGACAGGACCGCTAAAGCCAAGCCCCAGCGCATACATAGCTGTCCCGGCCGCTGTTGCGCCTGCGATAAACGCGCAAGCTGTAATGATGACAGAATGAGCGATTACGAAGCGCGGGGCTTTTTCTGGCCCCTTTCGTGTGTTAGTTCGTTTCTTGGTCGCCATTGGATTAGTCTCCGTTTGGGTGGCCGGGTCAGGGGGGAAGATGATTGAAGCCCACTTTCCTCCTGACCGATTAACTAAGCCCCATTCTGGCACAAGTCAACGCTTATTTTTGCTCAATTGTGATTTTCTGCAAATTGGTTACTATGCGGCAGGGCTTCGCATGATGGATTAAGGGGCGGCTATGGCGCGCAACGGTTCGGGCGAATACTCGCTGCCCGCAAACACAGCAGCGGTTTCCGGGGCAACAATCAGCTCCACTAAGTTTAATTCGATTATGTCGGACCTTGAGTCGACGCTGAACACAGCGCGCCCGGTTGTTAAGGGCGGCACAGGGGCGACGACGGCGAGCGCCGCACGGACAAACCTAGGGCTGGCCATCGGCACTGACGTGCAAGCCTATGATGCGGGCCTTGCGTCAATTGCGGGGCTGACCACCGCAGCTAACAAGATGGTTTACACCACCGCGCTAGATACATACGCGGTTGCAGACCTCAGCGCCTTTGCGCGGACGATCCTAGACGATGCAGACGCGAGCGCGGTGCGCACAACCATAGGGGCGGGGACAGGTAGCGGCGATTTGCTGGCGGCTAACAACCTGTCAGACCTTGCCAGCGCTTCGACAGCGCGTAGCAATCTCGGCGTTGCTATCGGGTCTGATGTGCAAGCCTATGATGCGGGCCTTGCCTTTTTGGCGGGTCTTAGCATTACAGATGAGGCAACTTTTAAATCTAGTCTGAACCTTGAAATAGGAACAGATGTGCAAGCTTACGACGCGGACACGACTAAAAACGATGTTGCAAATACGTTCACGCAAACACAAACTATTTCTGGCGGCGCCCCGCGCCTTGTTCTCAACGAGAGCGACGCCGGAACAGACGAAAAAAACTGGACTCTTGACGCCTCGGGTGATGCGTTACGGATTCGTGCCCTAACGGATGCCTTGGGGGGCACGTCTTTCCCGTTAGTTATTTTGCGCACCGGGACTACCATTGATGAAATTGAGTTCAACGCTACTGCATTTGACTTTAATGGAGCTATGGATGTTTCCGGGGCTTTGGAGGCCGCTAGCGTTCGCTCAAAGGTGCCTGTGGATGGCGCCAGCACAGGCACCCTTACGTCTGCTAACATTAATGCAGGCATCAACCTATCTGGCAACATTACCATTCCCAGCACAATTGGATCTGCGCAAGACACAATAGGGCCGCTCAATTCAGGGGGGGCCTCACGAACAATTACGCGCGGCTCCGGTCTATCGATGTATGTTAACGGCACAAACGTTGCGTCCTGCACCCTTGCGGCGCGCGGTCTTGCGGTCATCTGGTTTCAGTCGGCGACAGTTTGCTATGTCACTGGAGATGTTTCGTAATGGTTGTCACGGCGTCAATTTTCACTGGTTTAAACGTTGGGGGCGACAGAACGCCGGACGCGGTGAATTGGGCCGACATTGGCCCCGGCAATGAGCCGCAAAACAACGCAAACCAGACCCTGCAAAACTTTGACGGGTCTCTAAACCTTGAAATGAACCGCACAGGATCGGGGCTTGTCTATTATAGCCTCAACGGCGGCGGGTTTACTTTCATCGCTGATGGCGCGCAAGTGAGTGTCAGCGATGGTGATACGCTGCGCTGGCAGGTTGCTAACGCCGCGCCCGGAACCGTTAGCGGAACCGTGACAATTACCAATGAATCAGACGGCAGCGCGACGCTTGATACGTTTACCTACAATGTAACGTTGCCAATATAGAAAGGGGCAAACAATGGGCCTGGAACTGGAAATCAAAGAAGCCGTCAGCGCCCTACAGGCTGCGGCAAAAGAGTGTGGCGACGTAGTGGCCGCTGCGGCGCGCCCTGATGAGCTGCCGGACGACTTCGAAGGGCGCGGATATGCCTTCATGGTCCAGCGAATCTCTGACGCGCACCTGATCGTTAACAACGTCCTGCGCGACATAGGCGAAACGCCGGCCATTCCTGCCGCCCCAGCGCCGCGCGAGGTTGAGCGGGTTGTCACTGAGGAGGTTCTGGTTGAGGTTGAAAAGCTGGTTCCTGACGAGAACGCACAGGCCGAAATCGACCAGCTGCGCGCCCAGATCGCCGCAAAAGACGGTTTGATCGACCAGGCGACACAAGAGATTGAGCGGGTGATGGCCGAAAACCAGAAGCTCAAGGCTGAGGCCGCAAACGTTTCTGATAAGGTGCTTGCTGAGCTGGAAAACGTTGAGGAAGCGCTGGCGCAGCGCGAGCCCCTGCTAAGCTTTGGTAAGGACTTTATCGAGCAAGAGCTTGCTGACGGCGAGAACATTCCGGCCGCAAACCAGCGCCTGCTTGAAGAGTTTGAGGAGCTGCAACAGGCCAAAGCCAGCCTGACGCCAGAACAGGACGAGCGGCGCGAGCATCTGCGCACAGCGTTCTATGGCTTCAGGGGGTAGTTGTGTCCGATGACGCGCTAGACCGCTTCGACGCGCTCTATAATCAGATCCTGGCAGCACAGGATGCGTCAGAGCCGTTTTTTGAGGTGTTCCGGCAGCACACGGGCAAAGCCTTTATCAAGGAATTTTTCCTGCGGCCGTCTCGCCTCATTATGCAAGAGGTGAGCGAGAGCTATGACCGGGACATTCTGGCGGGCAAGCGCGAGCTTTATATTGGCAAGACCGATATAGAGTATTGGGGCTATGAGATCGGGCATGCGTTTTACGAGAATGACATGCGCGTCATTAATGGTTTGCCGTTCCCGCCGGGAAGCTTGGATGAGCATGGGCGCGTTAGTGAGCCTTGGCAGTCTCCTACCACTGGGGCAAAAGGCGTTTGGAACGGTCGCAAATATAGATTAGAGGTGGGCGATAGGGTTTTCTTGGTTGGGCTGGATTAGTTATGATTTCGCGCGAGGAGTTAAGGGCTGTACTTAAAAGCATGCGAGACATGTTTGTTGAGATACGGCAAAGCTTGTCTGGCAAGGCTGACAAGGACGAGTTGGACCGTGTGGCAACTGGCGTTCTTAATCAGACAATGGAGCGCGTTGAAAGCAACAACCAGAACATTTTGACCAATCTCCCCGTCGCCATTGACAATGCGGTGGATAAAAAGCTTGCGGAAAAGCTGCCGGATCTGGTGCGCGCTGAGGTTCAAGCGATTGAAGACTATAAAGAGGAGCAGCGGGATTCTCGATTTGCCGTGTTCTTCAAATGGGTGGGTTATGTTACGGGTATTTTGATTGCAATTACCGCGGCAGCGAGTGCGTATCTGACGTTCTTCGGGAAAGATAGCCCGGAAGCCCATGAGTTAAGGCGCGCTGTCGATAGGGTGCAAGAGCTGTAAGGGGCTGACATGGCAATTCCATTCCTGCGCAATGAGAGCGAAGAAGAAGTAACGCAGTCAATCT